TGATTAAGCGAGTGGAAGTTGCTAATAACCAGAGTCCATTTGAAAAATTTTTAAACACACAAGCATCAGAGATGCAAGAAATCGCTGTAATTGACGCTGAAGTAGAAGAGATCGAACCTGAGTTCGTTGTCTTGCCAGAACGCCCCTTGTTGCCCCCTAAAAACGCCTCAAAACGACAAGAACTAAAACAGATTAAAGATAAACAAGTGAGAAACGAAAAAAGAAGGGAAGCTAGACATTGGAGAGAAAGAGCTGAAGCAATAGGAGTAAAAAGACCCCCAAAAGGTAGACAGACACCAGCTCAAAGAAAAGAGTGGCAGGACAAAATAACAAACAGAGAAAAAGCATTAAATGTACCCCCCTATACTGAGAAATAAGGTAGGGTTAATTGAATAAAGTGCCACAGACATCTTTTAATGCCTATAAATCTATAGTTAGGGTACTGATATTTCTGATACTATATACTAAAGTATATAAGATATATATATCTTAAAGACTATGCTGAGATTTCAGTATGGGTCTACGAAGAGCTGTCTTAACATAGAAAGACTTACAATCAGGGCATTGCTCTTTGTTATTATCAAAAGAAATAGACAATACTTCCCAAAACCAACGACAGTTTAAACATAAACATTGCCTAATTAAGTATTTTTTCATAACTGTAACCTATCGTCTACATCCATATCAGCAGGAACTAACTGGCAGTAACAATACTCTTTACAAACACTCCAACCACTTGCAGGCATACCCCTTGCTTGCCATCCTTCCCAAGTATCTACTTCTCCAGCTCTCGTAGCACAATCGTCACATAGGTTTTTAGAGATAGCAACCCACTTTAACTTTTCCCCCATATTTCCAGCTCGGCTGAATGCTTGATTAATTCCTCCCACAATTCCACGCTTAATGGAATTTCTGAATTCACCAAAGATTCTTCCGTAGGATTTAAAGTCTTGGCTAAGAACCCCAGCAACTGATTGTTCATTAACCCCATTTCTAGTGAGTCTTCCAATTTCTTGTCTAATTCGCTCACCGAAGACTCTAACATCATGAGACATTGTAGTAGCAAGAGCAGATAGTACTCCTCTGTCTTTTCCATCTAATTTTTCCTTATTTTTTGGCATTATTTTCTCAACGCCTTTTGAACACTACTCATAAAATTTTTATCAATTTTTTCTTTATTTTCTTTAGTAGTCCCTATAAAATTCCTTACATTTGTTCCACTTACAGTAGGATATTCGCCTTGATTATGCCTATATCCGTATTCTTTAATAGAAAAAACATTCTTGTTCCTTTTTAGACTATTATACATCTCTCCAGTATTATATAGAGCTTGTTGCCCTGCACGATAAGATGATGCCCCTAGACTTAAGCTTTTTCCATCTGCCCCAGAACCATTATCTATATTCCTTCTTGTACCTTTTACTGTATCTTCTGCATAACCCTCTAAGTATTTATTAATTACATCAGGCAGGGCATTTGCTAACTTACTAAAGTCAAAATTTGTTTTTACACTAATTTTCATCCCAGAACTCCTTTCCTAGCTGTTTCGCTTCAAGGTATTTATCTATATTATCAGTTATAGACTGTTCTACTATATTATTTGCCCATTGTACTGGGTTCTTCATAATAGCATCCAAGTCTCCATCAAATTCCAGCTTAATATCATTTAATTGGTGGAGCTTCTTTACGGAAGTTAGTAAAGATTGATTCAGTTCCTTCTTTTTTGTTTGATTTTTTATTTTCATCTATAATTGCCTGTGCCTGTTCAAGAGTTAAATCTTTATTCTCACGAACCATGATCTTTGCTCTTGTAATTAAATGGTTATCTATGTCAAACTCGTCTTTAAGTATCTGATCTTGTACTGTTTTAGGATATTCAACCTCTTGAAAGTCCACTCCAATTTCTTCAGGGAGCATAATACCATTATATCCTGCAATAGCACGTTCTACCCTATAAAAATCTTGTTCATACAGTCTCCAAAGAGCAATATCATCATAATAATCCTCTTTTCTTTCCATATCTTTAATCATTAGTGATATACCACTTGGTACTTCACCTCCACTTTCTGCCCATTGAATCCATAAGTGATTATTTGACGCTACCAATTCAATTTGAAATTTGATATTGTTAATAGCTTCTTCAATATTCCCATTAGGACTGGTTATGTTGTAATTTCCATCTTCGCCCATATCAAGGATAGTATTTGAGCCTGCTCTAAGCATACTTTGATCGGCTCTAAGCCCTGTAACCCAAGGCTGACCAAACATATTAAATCTCATACCTAAATTCATTTCAGTTAAGGCAATATTGACTTGTTCATTACAATTAATAATGTCTGACGCACCTTCTACATAAAACGAGTCAATTTGATCTTCTCTATGAGTAAAAACAAATGGCAGAACTCCATAAGGATTTTCTGCTTCTTCGAGCATATTACCTTCTTCATCTAAGATACCATAAGAATCAGCATCCCAGTATTCCCATTGTAAGTTGTCTGCATTAGCTAAATCAGCAGTACTATTCAGCAAAGGATAGATAATCGCTTCTGGTACAAACGGATTTGCCCCAAAATAGGCTTCAAAATAGTATAGAGGGCGATAATCAAATGTTCCATCTCTCCAATGTATTCTATTAGCAACTGTACCTAGTAAACGAGTCATTCTTTCAGAGTGCTTCATTCTTACATCTTTTGTAGGAGTTAATAACTGGTATCGCTCTGTCATATCTCCTAAATTACGCTTTGCACCAAGACTATAGATTCTACTAATCTTATTAACAAATTTGCGTGTAAAATTAGTGAGACTAGGTGGTATTTCTGAGAAAGCATCTCCACTAAAGTAATTATTTATATAACTTTCAGTAGACGTACTGGAATAGTAATCAAGGTATTTTCTAATCTCTTTTCTTCTGCCATGAGACATTAGGAGTTTAGTTTCCATTAACTTCTGCTTAATTAACTGATTAATCATCGTTGAATCCTTTTCATTTCTGTGTTATTCATTGGGAATCTATTAATAATAAAATATCTAAAGGCATCATTTCCATGATCGTGATGCCCATCTTTTAGTGGTTCTTCTTTAACTGGTTTACCATCTTGGCTTTCAGGGTAGCGATACTCTTCAAAGTCTTCTATAACATCTACGCATCTTTTGTCTACATGAATACGCCTGATGCCTTCAGCACTTTCAAAGAAACCTCTTGTATAGGCTACACTCCCTACAATATTGCGACTTTTTCTATCTCTAGTAGATATGACATTAATACCACTTCTTCTAAAGATTTCCATGTCTCCTGCCCCACTCTGACCCTGTACATTTGAACCAGCAGGGTCACCATAGTATGTAAGGACAGGATAGCCCTTTGTTTTTATTCTTTTAATTAAATCTTCTGTTTTAATATTCTGTTTATGTAGAATAGAGTCAAATACTCGGATATGCTCAGTTCCTTCATCCCAATAGGTCTGACAAAATATGACTGCTGGCATTCTATAGCCAAAATCTATTGTACAGTATGTAGGGAGGTTCGGATCGTAAGGGAAATCCCCTACATCTTCATCTCTATGGAAATCCCATACTTTACCTTCAAATACTGAGAATTCTGCTCCAAACTCTTGTCCAAACAATGCTTTTGACATGTTCCTCTTTCTTTCTATAATAGCAGGGTCATCTTCTCCATGAGGAAACTCATATTGATTCACCCAAGAAGGGGAAGTATGGCTATCCCAAAGAGGATCAGTTGCCCCTAGTTTAAACAAATCGTATACCCAATTTCTTCCTTCAGGGGTAGTAATAAAAATTACCTTTCCTTTTCTTCCTGCAACTGTTGGGGATAAATACATATCCCAAATCTTTTTATTCATCTTGGCTACTTCATCTATAACCACAAGATCACAGCCTTCACCTACAAGAGAATCTGGATTGTCTGCTGACATTCCTTCAACTGTAGTCCCCCACTTAAATCTAATATACATATCTTTTTCGGAGGCTTTCTCGACATCTTCGCCATGTCCAATAACCATTCTTTGCCATATCTCTCTAAAAATAAGCCTAGCTTTACGATAAGACATCCCTACGAGCCAAATACGTTTATTAGGCTGTGAGGCAACATAACTAGCTTCCATAGCACTCGCCCAAGTTTTACCAAACCTTCTACCACAAACAACTACAGTAAATCTCGCTGTTTCTTTCTTAGGATAGTGAAGAGCTAATTGCCCATTGTGTGGTTCGTAACCTAAATAGTCAAACCACTTTCTTTTAAATTCGTAATTTTTTTCTTGCATTAGAGTACTTTTAGAAGTTACATTAGACTATACATTTAATGCAAGCTTTATTCTTGCAATTAACCAACTCACTTAAGAGGTAAAAATGTCCGAAGAAACTAACATCGAGCCAGATGTAAAACAGGAATCCGTCACACAAGACGCACACAATGTACCATTAACAAGGCTAAACGAAGTTATCACCGAAAGGAATGACTTACGTGATCAAATGAAAGCCTTTACAACAAAAGAGGAAGATCAAAGAAGGACTAAGCTCCAAGAAGAAGAGAAATGGCAGGAATTAAATTCCGAGCTAGTAAAAGAAGTAGACTCCTATAAAGGTTATAAAGACAAATGGGAAGATATGGATGCTCGACTTCGTGAAACAGCTTTGTCAAGACTTCCTGAATCTAAGAGAGAAAAATTTTCTAGTGTTGATACTGATGTCTTACTAAATATCGTTGAAGAGTTTTCTGAAGTAGAAAAACAAAACCCACCAGATAGAAAAGGGACTGTGCCTGAAGGTACTCCTGCTGATTGGGTATCTATGCCAGAAGATCAACGAAGAAGTAATTGGCAAGCAATACTAGATTCATACATTAAAAGGTAAACTAAATGGCTAAACATTATCAAGGTAGTCCAGTAACTACTACAAC